TGGACCCCGAATAAATTCATAATTAATATAGAAGATCAGAACCCCCGGATCTATAAAGGGGTAGCCCGGAGGGTGAAAAATATTGTAAATTATAGAGATGTAGATATATGTATAAAAAGAAAGTGTTATATATGTACCCAATCAAGTATAGAAGAATCACGGCAAGTCTTATCTTACTTCGATACATCTTCAGCAGATAAATTGGAGATAGGAGGAGAGTTGCCTGATGGGAGACAGTTTGAGCGAGACGCAGAGTTAGGAGAATTTTGGGCACGCCCAGTTCTAATAGCTCCATATAGATGGGATACGACGTTATTCGCACAAGAACTAGACCCATGGAATGCGTTATTTAACAATAAGCGCATAAGTAATAGGCTTTCAAACTATAACCTGTTTAAAGGAAAATGTAAGATCAAGATCGTTGTTAACGGCGGACCATTTTATTACGGTAAGCTGATGGTTGTTTATCTGCCGTATGCAGACAAGGATTTAACAACGGCAAAAGATCCCAGTGTTCCTATAAATAGGTTAACGATGTCACAATGTCCCCACGTGTTCATAGACCCTACCACTGATCATAGTGTGGAGATGAGTCTTCCGTTTTTCTTTCACAGCGATTACGTGAGGTTGACGGATGCGGACATTGATAGACAATTAGGTAAATTGTATTTCTTCCAAATGTCACCCTTAAGACATGCTAATACGGACTTAGCGGCTGCAGGAGCTTCTATATCGTTGTCTGTATATGCACATTTTGAGGATGTGGAAATACATGGCCCCACTGCGAGAAATATATATGGAATTTCTCAGCAATCAAAAAGGGAGAAAGAGGCTGTTTCAAAGCCTGTTTCCCAGCCCGCAACTGCAGTTGCTTCTGTAGCTAAAGTTTTATCGCGGGTACCAATAATAGCACCCTATGCAACAGCAATAGAATCTGCGGCAAAAATGACCGCAACTGTCGCATCCGCATTGGGTTATTGCCGACCTACAGATTGTGTGGAACCTGCGAGGCTACAACCACGTATGGTTGGCAACTTAGGAGTGACAAATACTACGGACAGCTGTATGACTATGGCTCTTGATATTAAGCAAAGTCTGACTATAGACCCAAGGACGTGTGGGTTAGATGGAGTAGATGAATTAGCTATTACAAATATCACTACAAAGGAGTCATATGTTACTACATTTCCTTGGACAGAAGCAGAAAACCCGGAAACCTTACTAGGA